CAACGCCACGTTAGACACAAACGATTGCGGAACACTCGACAACGTAACGCGATTTTTCCCCACCATAACGTAAGCGGTCTGGCGCTGCTCTGCGGTCATGGCACCAAGTCGCATCTCGTTGTCAAAATACCAATCAGGCTCGTATCCCTTTTCGTTGTATTGCAGGATGACCTGATCCAGTACGCGCTGCTTCTCGGTTCGATTCAGCGGTCGCTTCATCGCACTCTGCATGTCATCAATCTGCGCCTTGAACATGTTGCGGAGCGTGAGCGATTCGTTCTTCTCCGAGTCCGTTCGCGGGTTCGTCAAGCTAGTCATTCCATTTGCCAAGAACGTGGCCTCAACCTGATCTGCGTCAAGCGTGGCCGCGATCACCTTGTCTGGAGCGTTCATGTCTCCGAGCAACTTGGTGTAAGTCTGCCGCGTCATGCGACCACGGTTTTCTTCCAAGTACTCGCGATTCAGTACCGAAGGATTGCGTGCCAACTCCTCCATGACTCCAAGTTCATCAACCTCGCGCTGGGACTTTAGGAATCGCGCCTGATCGGTCGGCTTCAGCCGGCCCCATGCGGAAGGAGGGATCTTATTTACGTCATTGCCAGGTATGGCAAGGAACTGCTCTGTTCGGTCGATCAGGAAGTTGTATTCCTGCCGTGCCAATGCCTCCTCCTGCCCGTATTGGGTCCGCAGGGCCGCCTGGACGCCCTTGCGGATCTCCGGGTCTTTGATCCCGTCAGCAATGTCCAAAGCGTCCCTGAGCGATCCTGGAGCCTCCTGCGGGTCGTTGGCCTCATCATTTGGGCTTCCAACGCGCCCATATCCCTTGATGGTCGTTGCATATTCATCAATTATGAAGCGATCCCGGTTTGCATCAATTGATGCCATCAGGCTGTCACCCGCCCTGCGCTCCAAATTACCAGCTTTGCGCTGGGCATCGACCCACTTGTAAGCCTCGTCGTAGCGGTTGTCCAGCATCAGTCGATTGACCACCCCTGTCGTCAGTTGCGTATCAAGTTGCTGCTGGATTGCCGTGAACTGCGCCGAACCCTCTGGAATGCCGGAAAGCGATGCGGCCTGCTTTAGTTCGTTTAGGGCCACGCCACGATTGATCTCGTAACCACTCAACAGTTCGCCGCGATTTTCAAAGTCCTGAATCGCAAGAGCTGCGTACTGATCCGCTCGAGCGCGAGATTCATTTGCCGCAAAGACCTTCACTTCCTTGTCGCGGTGGTCGAGTGCTTGCGCCTGGAACGTCATCATGTTCCGTGCAAGTACATTCTTGAACATCGACTTCTGTGTATCGTTCTGAAGTCCGTCTAGCGTCGATTGTCCAGCCTGCGTCAATGCGTCTGCTGTCGATGCGTACCGCGACTCAGCGTCCTTGCCAACAGTTCGCAAATATCCCTGCTCGCCACGCAGCATGGAATTGGCTTGCTGGAGGAATGCGATATCAGCGGCCTTGGTCTGTGCCTCATCAATACCGTCCTGAATAGCACTACCAAGACGGAACACCTGATTTCCAGCACCCGTCATGGCTGCACCGAACCGCACCTGCTGAGGAGCGGCAAGGTTCTCTGTTACCGCCACCTGTGGTGCTTGGAACTGTCCGATGTCACCACCGCTCTGCGGAGCAACCTGCGGTACGAACGATGTAGGTACGGTCGGCATGCTTACATCCTCTGCGTAGAAACGCCAGCCAGAAGTTCCTCAATGCGCCTATTGCGCGCCCACGATCCAGCAATGTCGGTTGCGCTGCCGAGCAGACTTGTACTGAGCGACAGCCCAGGATAGATCGTGCTGGCAGTTGCCTGAAGGTTCTGCGCAGAGATGTCAGCCATCGTTGCACCGACACCGATGTTGAACGCCTGCAACTTGGCCGCCTCCGCTGCCCTGACATTGGCTGCGCTCATGGAAAGCTTGTCGATCTCCTTGACCAAATCCATGCTGCCAAGAATCTCTGCCGGCGCGCCTTCGCTCAACACGCCTCCACGAGCCGCAAGCGCAGCCTTGGCAGACGCACGGGCCTGCCCCGCCTGCATTGTGTAGCGACCGACGCGCTCCTGCCCCTCGCGCATGATTCCGCCGGCAGCAAACCGCGCCATGCCCTGATTGACACGCGCCATCTCGGCTGCAAACGCCTGATTCTGCGCCTGCATCTTGAGTTGGTTCTGCTGGCTCTGCGCCGTGTAATACGAGCCGATGGCACTGTTGGCAGCGCCAAGAATCGCCATGATCGGGCCAGCAACCGTCATGGCCTCCGCAAACTGACCCATATTGAATCCGGTCCCAGCACCACCGCTCTGCGCTGCGGTCAAAGCCGCCTCGTTTTGCATGGACGCGATTTCTGGGATTTTCGATTGGGTCAATAGCGTGTTATCCAATCCCGGATAACTGAATCCCTTCCCAGGCGTTGTTACGACGAATCCCATATTAGCCTCCGATCACAACCTCAAGAGTCAAACCGACCACACTCAACGGCAGTGGATCAAGCTGACGAATAAATACCTGACCGCTATTTGCCCACTTCGGCATCAAGTCCACATCAACCTCATCGCTCTTGAGCGCGGGCGGACTGCCATACGGTTCCGTGCTGCGCTGCTTGGCTTCCACCAAATTGTCGGCATCCGGGCCAACAAAGATGCCACTCGACTGGAACACGCGAAGCGTCGCCTTGTTGATGTTCTTGCGCCGCCCCTGTCCAGCGCCGTCAATGTTGATGGTCAATGGCAAAGTTTGCAGGTCACTCTCGTATGGCAATCCGACATGAATCACGGTGAACGCACGATCCAACGAGACGCTGCCAGACACAACTGTTTCCTGCGGCTGTACTGCGCCGTCTGCCAGAATGCTGACCGTCTTGCCTTCCAGGTGTGACAGACCACTGACGCTGTTGCGTGCGAACGCCCAAACTGCGGTCGCCACGCTACGAAGCGCAGCCGGTATCACCTTGTCCACTCGCGCCGTAGCCACGGTGCTACTGCTGGTAGACAAGATCGTGAGTCGATATTGCACTCCATCGCTGCCAGTAAGCACGATGGCATCGTCCACATCGCTCGTGCCTGGGAACACGAAGATGCCGCTGGATGCAGTCACCGTCAGCGTGTCTGCCGGCCCCCAAGTTGATCCGCCAGTCACCGTGACCGTAGTTGCCGTTGTGTTCGTGCCGTCATACGACAGACCACAGTCCACAAAGAAACAGTCCTCAAGGTCCGTAATTTGTCGGGTTTCAAACCTCTCGACATATCGCTTCGTGACCGAGTTGATCGTGCGCTTCACAATGACGTATAGCGCGTCCTCGTTACCCTCGGCGATTGCCGTGCAGGATTCGTAGGTGCCATCTGTATCGTGCCAATGCCAAGCAGCGACCTGCTGCTCAGGCACATACGTCAGGCCCAGCAGATACCCATTGTTCGATACGAACCACAGGAGTGGCTGCGGAGACTTACTGTAGCACATGTCAGTGATGTCACGGCTGTCGAACAGGTGTGCTGCACGGAGTGACAAATCTCCAGTAACGAAGCCGCTTGCCTGCCACGAGTATCCCAGTTCGCGGACATGCCCGCCACGGGCAGCACAATAGATCACCGTGTTGTTCACAATCGACGGCTGGACATTGTTTGCGCCGATGTATGACTGTGGACGCACTGAAATCGTGGTCGGCGTAATGACATCGCTGTTCACCGGGCTGATGCGCCACTCAGCGGCACTGGTAAGCGCCAAGAGCTGCGTAAGCGGAACGATGTGGCGAATGGTGTTTGCCTCTCGCGCAGCCACACGGAACTTGATTCGATCCGTTTCTTCGGTCGGAATCGAATATGACATGTCAGATTCAGTTCCGCTGCGCGTCATCAACATCGTCTGCGGAGCATTGTTCGTGCCTGCGAAGATTCGACGCTGTTCGAAATAACTGACCGCGCCCGGGTAGTCGTTCGCGCTGTTGAACACGGTGTCATAGATGGGCGGCGTAACGCCCATGTCTGGCCCAATGTTATTGTCGATGATGGATGTGCCATCGGTTTCTCCGATGAACCCATACAAGCCACCCTGCAACTTGTAAACCCGATACCTAGAAGCTCCAGGAACGGCTGTCCATTGGATCGTCACGTAACTTCCAGCGGTTCCAAAATCTAGGTTGACACTGACAGATGAACTTTGCGCCGATTCACTAATCAGGTCAGAATCAACAGCCGTGACCACATACTGATAAACATATCCGGTTCCGGTTCCAGTCTTGATTGCCGTCAGTCCGTTCGGTGGCGATAGCGGTGCGGCGAAGTTGATCGTTGACAGAACCCACGTTGTCGCGCCATTTCTTCGCAGTTCTCGTGGCGCATAGTTTGGATGCACCAGCGTCAGAACGTCCGCGCTCTGAACGTAGTGGATGTCGAACAGGTCCGCCTCGGAATACGGGTTCGGGATTTCATAGATGCCAGATGGCAACGGATACCAATACGTCGCATTTGGAGGCGTTTTGTTGATTGCCGTGGCAATGCAGTAGTAATTTGTTCCGCCCTGCGAAACGAGCGATCCTACGTTGTATGGGATTGATGCCGTATGCGTTCCGCTGCCAGCGGTGGTTGTGATTACTGGTGTTCCGCCACTTGAAAGAGAAATTTGGAATGTATTCGTGGCGGCGTTCTTCACGTAGTACACGGTGTCAGGCAGCATTCCTACTGGGAGCGTGCCGGTTGTCGTGAATCCGATTGCAGTTCCATTTGCAAGTCCGTGCGATGTCCAGTTGATAAGTGCTGGCGTACTTGCCGTCTGAACTCCACTGCCTCCAGTTGTGGTCAAAACCAAAGGACCATTAGGAATGGTCGCAATCAGAAACGTATTCGTAGCAGCGTTTCGGACATAGTACGAAGTGTTTTGCGTCAGACCAGACGGCAGACTTCCGGAACTGCTGAACAGCACTTCTTGTCCATCTGATAAACCGTGTGAAGTCCAAGTAACCCGCGTTCCTGTGCTTGCCGTATGCGTTCCAGATTGCACGCCAGTCGTGTCAATTGCAGTACCGCCGCTTGTTAGCGACACATTGAAGTGGTTGGCGGACGCACTAACGACAAAATACTCTGTTCCAACGTCAATTCCGTTTGGCAGCGAGTCAGTAGTTGTAAACGTCACAATTGTGCCGTTTGACAATCCGTGTCCCGTCCAATTGATCTGCGCAGGAGATGCAATTGTGATCGTTACGGTTGCCGACTTCGATTGCAGCATCGTTACGGCTGCCTGTGCCGATTGCGTTACCGTGACAGTCGTTCCGCCGGCAACATATGCAGATGGAGAACCTGGCGTTAGCGTTGCTCCCTGTGTATGGAATCGCGTGTAGCCAGCTCCCAACTCAATCGCCATCGTCTGCGTTGTGCTGTATGTGAACGGTATCAGCCTGGTGCGCTTGGTTGAATCCTTCACCTCGCGTACAAACTTGGTGCCAGGGCGGTTCTCTGCCGGACCCTGCGGCATGGCAATGAAGTTCCGCATGCGCGCTGCACCAGTTTGGTACTTCACGTCATCGACACGACCAAACATCTCTGGCGACATCTCGCCGCCCGCAAACGAACGGAAGTAGATACGCGTGGAAGCCATGATTTACCGTCCGCTCATCCAGGTCGTGATGTGTTCGGGACGTACGTTGCGCTGGTTGGCGTCGGATGCACGGGCCTGCTGCAAGTACGCAAGCATCATTTGTGCGCAACGCTTGCCTTCTGCCGCTCCCTCACCGCCCTTGATGACCGGACCTGCCAGCATGCCGGCAAGGTGCCATGACAAGGACATAACAAACAGCGGATCGAACTTGGTCGGGTCCGTCACGAGCGCCTGATATCGAAGCAGCGCGTTCTCTTGATTCGTGTAGATGACCTTGTTGCCGAGCGTGTCCGTCTCAATCTGATACTCCTGCGGCACATAGACACCAGCGTTAGTGATGGGCGGATTCGTAGCTCCGAAACCGTGTCGGTCGGCGGGATACGCACGCACCGCGTAATCGTTCTCTGCCTCTGGCGGCAGCACGGACACGGCAACCATCATGTCGCCAGGACATGCGTATGCGTACTGCCACATCGTGTATGGCATCGTGACAGATGCCAGCGACACGCGGCGGGACGCGAAGTTCCACGGATGCATTTGGAGCAGCCCGTCGCGGGCAATCGGATAGAAGCGGGCGCAATGCTCCGCCTGCGCCGATCCTTCCGGCGGATCAATGCTGGCGACTGTTGCCTCATCGCCAAGGTGCGCGAGTGCCAAATTGCAGATTTCGACTTCTGATGCCATACCCGCCTCCTAGTGATGGAGGGTGGCCGGTTGCCCGACCACCCTCCTTGTACACCAGTTCAGTAACCGTCAGTCCATGCGTTCAGTAATCGCCGTCTTACGAGGCCGACCGGGCCGGCGAAGTGCCGGTACCGAATCATCCTGCTCAACAGGTTCGGGTTCAAACCCGACGCGCTCAAGATTTTTGTTCTGTGGGCCGTTGTACTCAAACACATCGCCAACTTCCCGCAGTCCATTGTCCACGAAGCACTTGACCTTTGCGCGATACTTGGGCATGGATTACTCCTATCAAGCGACCGTGAAGCCTGACGCGTACGCCGTACGACCATCCTGGATGTCCAGCACAATGTCAGCGCTGATGACGCCAGCAGTGTGTGTACCAGTAGTCACGACCTGAGCGCCAAGATACCGAAGCTTGGTTGCCGCGATCTGCTGGGGGCTGATCTTGACAACGACCTGACGGCCGAGAGTAAGGTCCGCAAGCACGATGGGGGCGACTTCGCCGACCACAATATTGCCGGAGGCAAGCGTGGCGGACGAGGAAGCAACCACCTGGAACGTCGCGTTCGTACCGCCAGCAAGCGCGGTCGTGACGGTGAAGATGACATTCAGGTCATTGCCAGCACCGAGGTCTCGGTTCTGGGTGCCCTGGCCGACCGTGTAGAGCGAGCCGCTCACCGTGGCGGTGTAAGCGGTGTTGCTCTGAAGGTCAACGACATCCGGGGTACCAGAGGTACCAGTGATATACGTGGCGGCGGAAGTGATCGCTCCGGTATTACCGAGGCGAAGGTTCTGATCAAGAATCATTGTGTGTCCTTTCTGCCTTACCTATTAGGTGAGGCGGGCTTCTGCGTTGATGAGGGCATCGACACGGCGGCACGGAACGCCGAGGAACGACAGCCACGAATAGGGGGTACCGAACTGCGACAGACCCTGCTGCACGGACAGCACGTTCTGGGCGCGGTCCATCGCCTGGATGGACAGGCCGCCGTGAACGGTGCGGTTCATGTAGAAAGCTGCACGGCCCATCGCCATGTTCGGAATCCGGTACAGAGAACGGGTCATCAGCTTGATGAGCTGCGTGGCCGCGCTGGAAGCCTGCGTGCCGCTCGCGTTGGACATGTCGCTCGCGTCGATGTTCGCAATGCGAACGACGTAGCGCCAGTCCTTCACGACCAAACCGTTCTTCCACTGGTAACGGGTCGCAAACGCCTGAAGACGGTTGTTGCCGTCATACACGGTCTGTTCACCGAGATCCTCGTGCATGAGGCCAGCGGTCGAACCCTTCGGGAACGGGCAGTAAACGGTGTTGTCGCCCCAAATAACGAGGTACACCGAGGTGTTGTCGCTGCCGGTGCCGCCGCCTTCGATGATGTTCTGGCCGATGCCGGAACCACCGGGAGTGGTGGAGTAACGAGCAGCCAGACCGAGGAACGACTTCGGCTCAATGGCGGGGTTGCCATAGAACATGGTCGTGGCCTGAGTCTGATTCATGGCCTCAAGGAAGGCAACGTCTTCGGACAGACGGAACTGAGCGGTGTTGCCGTTCAGCATCGCCAGGTCCTTATCGACCTCGCTGCGAGCCTCAAGGATTCCGCAAGCCTCGTCCACCTGTGCGGTGGTCGAACGGCTGTTCGGAATGCCCTGGTTCAGCGCACGCCAGTAGACGGCGGGCAGACCAGTGCGGATCACGACGCGCTCGCCGGTGGGCAGGTTGCCCTCCTTGAACACGCAGTCCTCAAGGATCTCATTGCTCTGTGACAGCAGTTCCGCGATGACCGGAACACGGCCCTCGGGATCGGTGCGCTTGGCCCAATCGGCCAGCGTGAGGTTGTTGGAAGTAAGCGTTGCCATTGTAAATTCCCTTTCGTGGAATTAGGTGTTGGTTGGATACAGAGCATCGGCTAGATCACCGAATGTCTTCGGGCCGTTCTTGGCCTGTCCGACGCTTCCGGTGACGATCCGATCCTCACTGATCGCCTTGCCTGCGCGGTACATGAACCGGATTACTTCCGGGTGATCGCCCAGACCAGACGTGTTGAGCAGCGTGCGAAGTTCGGACGATCCGAACGTGTCAAGAGCCTTCTTGGCGGTGGACAGGTTCTCGGCAAGCTTGTCGCCGCCGAACTCCTGATCGGACCTAGCCGATGCAACCCACTCGCCACGAATGGCCTTGACCTGAGATTCTTGACGGCTGGCCAGCGTTGGCCCCATCCGATCAAGAATCTTCTGCGCGGCATCCTGCGTAAGGTTCAATTCACGGGCAACCTCGGAGAAGTTCTTCACTACCTCCGAGTCGAATTCTCGGCCTTCAGGCGCCTTGAATTCGTACTGTTCAGGAGCCTTCGGCGCTTCGGCCTTGGGTTCCGTCTTGTTATCCGTAGCCTTGTTCTCCGTGGCCGGCGCGGCGGCTGGAGAGTCCTTCGACGCAGTTGCCTTTTGCCCATCACCATACAGCGCCTCTGCCGTCGCAGAAGTGCTTTCAGGTGCCGAAGATGCCTGGGAGCCGTTAGTTGGAGTTGCGGCTTCCATCATCGTTGATTCGTTCATCTGCTGTCTGCTCCTTCATCATGGTTGGATACAGTTCGGGGCACTGCGAATGGATCATGGACAGAATGCGAAGTCCGTAGTTCCTGTGACCTTCGGCGAATGACATTGCCATCGCGTTGGTGTTGAACGACGAACGGAACACTCCTGCGTGATCCAGAAGCCGCCAAATGATGCGACGGCCTCGCTTGTTGCCCATGAGCCACTTGATATCCGCTTCTTCATTCTCCCGAGCCAGCCGTTCGCGCAGTTCGCGTTCTGCTTTGCTGCGTTCCTGGCTGCGCAGGTCAAGCGGATCATAATTGCTCACGGCGGAACTTTATGGAGTTACTGATTTCCTACGGGCACCGTCATCCGCCGTAGAGCATGGTTGCCGCAGCATCCATTGTTCCGGCCTGTCCAATCTCAAGATCTGTGATCTGCAATTCAACGCTTGGCTCCATGCCGCCCTCAACCATCGTCGTACTGGTTTCGGCCACATAAGCGCGTGCAGTGATCGTAACGGTCGAACCGAGTCGCATTCCTGCCGTCAAGCCCAGTTTCTTGAGTTGCTCAATGCCAAGTTCAATGACGAGATCCTCTGGATACAGTTCTTCGGATTCGCCGTTCTTCTCAAGTTTCATGTTGATCATTGCCATTTCAAAGCTCCAATGCAGATGGTGAACCGTACCCAGAGAACATGTTCATCACATCGGTCAGGCCGTTCTGCTGGCCCGGTCCCGTCGGAGACTGCGCCAGGTTCTTGGCCGTCTGCGACTGCTGATTCATAACCGCCATCTGTTCCTTGGCGGCCATCGCTTGGTTGCGGGCACCGCGAACCATTGCAACATCCTTATCTGCAATGATTAGCGACGGATCAACGCCAAGCATGTCTGCGTAAATGTCGGCCCACTGATCGCTGTCGAACTTGTCGAGGATGTCCGGCTTCATCTGCGCGATTGCGCCAAGGTTGCCAACGAACCGATCCACGGCGTTGGTGCCGATGGCACGCTGTGCTTGGGCCAACATCGAAACGAACTCCACGTTCAGGTCCATGCCCTGCAACTCTTCCGGAGGTGGTGGAACCGCTCCAGACTGGATCATTTGAGTGAAGGTAATTTCAACCAGCGGGTCCAGCAGTTCATTATGCAAACGCTCAAGGACTGGCCCCAGCATCAGGAGTTTTTCCTCATGTCGCTCGGCGACCTCGGTTGCGGTCATGCGGGTGTAAGGTGCATTTGCGAGCATGAGGAACAGATCTGCGTAGAACGATCCACGGACGCGCTCGCGCACATCTTGGATATCGGCCAGCAGGTAGTTCAGGTTGAGGTTCACCTCAAACGCGGTCTTGATGCCCATGCTGGCGCCATCCACGAACGAGATGCCACCCGGCAGCGTTTCCACATCCCGGTTCTTCATGCTCGTCGGAACCTGAAGCGGCGGCTTCGTCTGGTAGTCGATGGCCTGCGCCTTGCGAAGTTGCTCGTGCTGGAGCTGCTTGACATCTCCAAGAGCCTCCATGCCAGGGCTGTTTCCGTAGATGTCGCCGCCGGCGGTAGCCCAACGCGGCACAAGCGCAGGGAAGTACGTGAACCCGCTCTCACGCAGGAACACGCCATCCTCGCCTCCGACCTCAAAGTACCACGATCCGAACGGCATGTTCTTGCTATCGCGCTTGGTCATGTCCCGGTCCATGCGCGGCTCAATAGCGTGGATCACGGGAACCCACGTATCAAGCGTGCCCGTGTCGTACATGTTCTGCACGCTAGTAGAACAGTTGTCGTAACCAAATTCCTTGACCATCTGACTGACCGTCATCTCAAACTCTCGGTAGAGCGTGCAGACTCGGCCCTGCGCATCTGTTGAAATGCAGTATTCGCCACAGGTCAGAGGGTAATGGTGGATGACGTTGTTGAAGTCTGGAAGCACGATGCTGGCGGCGGTTCCGAATGCGCCCAACTCCTCGTACATCATGTGCAGACTGCGGTATGTGTTCGACTTCTGGAACACCAACTGCATTCGCTTGGTCACATCATCTAGCCACATCTTGACGGGCTGGTATGAGTTCAGTTCAGGATCCGGCGTTGCGAGCCTGAACCATTGCCGCGCCGGAGACGTGGCACCAGCCATCATGCCGGCACCGAGTGTTCGGAGCGCACGGGTTCCGGTGTTATCGTAGATGTTGTTGTGTCGTCGCCATCCCTTATCGCGATCCTGGCGGAAGTAGCGACCGTTTCGTGGCAGGAGGTATGACGTGATTTCCTGCCAATGCGCGAACCACGAAGCACGTTCTGACTTGAGTTGACCCCAGCGCGTAAACAGCCTGTCGCGCTGTGGCGCGTTGTTGTACGACCTGTTATTGCCTGGGTATTCGCTCAATATCAACCTCCGAGAAGCGTGTTTCGGCCAAGGGTCAACTGTGACGGATCAATGCCAGCAGGACCAGTCAGCATTGTGGAGGCAGGACCGCCAGTGCCAGTTTCCTGCGCCGCAGCCATGATGCTTGCAACATCTGGTGATTGCTGCTGGCTGCGACGAATGGCAGCTTGCGATGCCGTTGCCTGTTGCTGCGCCTGCTGCGTAGCCTGAGCCTGCATCGCGCTTTGCCGATTCATGGCTTCCTTCTGCGCCTTCTTGCCCTGCTCGCCAGCATAAATGGCGTAGCCGGTTCCTGCCGCCGCTGCTGCTGCGGACGCGGCCAATGCGCCGACGATTGCTGCTGTCGTTCCGATTGCCATTAGATAAGTCCTTTCGTGTGTGCCTGTTCCGTCATTGCGTAGCCCATTCGGCGCAACATTTTTTCAACCGAACCGCCATCATTGATTTGCAGATTTGTCATGCTAATCATGCTGGCTCCACTGTCTTTCGCCCATTGCTCAAATGCTTGAATGAGCCTGATTGCTGCCGTTCCTTTGCGGTGTTCCGGTGCCACCCACCATGCCAGTTCCGTTGCAATTGTGTGCCTTGGGGCGTACCAGGCTGGCGACAGCACGGCGACCAACAGGCCGGAGATTGTGCAGTCGGTGTCTGCGACGAACACCTTGGCGTGCGCGATGAAGTGCCGGATTGTGGCGCTGATCTCTTCATCGGTAGCCGTTAGCACGTCCGCGTAGGGTGTGAACGCCATGAATTGGCGATACATAACCACAATGGCATCATGGTCCGCTTCTGTTGCATCACGAATCATAGAAACCTGCGGCGAACGGTATTGATTTTTTCAGTCATTACGGGCACCTACATTGACTCGTATGGATCGTAATCCTTGGGACTGGTGTCGATCTTCTCGCGCACCTCTCGCGGCAACTGCTTTGCCACCGGGTACGCGAACGTCAGGGCCAGCGCATCTGCGATGTCTGGGCTGCCGCCGCCCTGCAACCGCTTCTTGATTTCGTCCTTTGACTCCAGGCATCGTTTGCCAACGGCGTCAAACCAATAGGTTGGCGTGGACAGTTCCGCCTTCAGTGCCGTGTCATTGGGGATGCTGCCGCCATTGCCGAGCCACTCCTTGACCTGCCACCACATCTCGGCACGGCGGTTTACGAAAAGGTTCGGCTGGTTGGCCTTGCCACCGAATGGCACCTCCACGATGTAGTAATCCAACTGCCGCAAACGGTCAATGACTCCGGCACCACCACCCACGTCGATAAACACGGCATCCGGGTCGCGGTCATCAATGACCTGCGCCACCAGTCCGGCCAGTTGCATGTTGTCAACACCGTGGTGAATCATCGGTTTTTCCATGCGTAATCCCTGGCGAACCACAATCACGCTACGGTCATCACCAAACCGGGCAGGATCGACGCCGACGACGAGCGGAAATTCAATCACATCGCCGTCTTGGTAAACCAGTTTGGACGCCGACTCCACGTCCGACATGCTAATGAGCTGATCGCTTCCTGCCGCGCTGAAATCACATAAATACTCTCGTGCGAACGCCGTCTCTGGCATATCGCGCTCAAGGCGTGACACCTCCCCCGGGTCTAGCGCGTCTGTGTCATGCACCGTGTAGCGCGTCGCGTACCAGTCAGGCAGGCTGCTGGCCCGGTAGAACAACTCGCTGAACAGGTTGATCCCCGCAGGCGTGCCGATGAACAACGCCCAGCCCTTACGGTCTGACAGCGCCGGCTGGATGATGTCGTTCCAAACCTCTGGCCTGATGTTGGCAACCTCGTCAATGACCACGCCATCCAGGCGAACGCCACGCAAGGCGTCGGGGTTGTCTCCACCGAAGAGGCGGATCGTGGCCTTGTTGTGCTTGAATGTCACCGCCAAGTCAGCCTCGTTCACGTCAATAGCGCCAGCCCGCATGAACGGATCAAGCTTCTGCTTCAACCTAGCCCACGCGATGGCTTTCGCCTGCTTGAGGAACGGGGCCAAATACACATAGAACCCCAGGTCCAGCTTGCACTTGACAGCGTGGTCCAACAGTTCCATCAGTGCCAATTCCGTCTTGCCGGCACGGCGATGCAGAGCCAGCACCTTGAACCTGGCCTTGGTCCTGTGGCAATCCTTTTGCCACGGTCTGGGCGCGTATGGGAACTCGACGTTGAGTTTAGTCGCGTGGGACATTGGTCACGACGTTCAGAACGATTCCGCCGCCGTGGTCCAACTGCGCTCTATCGCCGTACTTCTTCGGATTCCACTTGGCAAGCAGCTTGAGGCGTGTCTCAATTTGTAGTCGCCTCCATTGGACCTGTACCTGATCCATTGGCTCAAGGTCGGCTAGACGCTGGCATTCGTCCGCAATCACGTCGTAGCCGTCCTCGCGTGCGCGGGCGATGCGTGCGGAAAAATCCGCGTCCTTATCCATCCAATCGTAGATGGTGCGCCATTCCGGGTTTCCTTCGATCCTGCACCACTCGCGCAGGGGCCGGCCTTCAGATATCCACCTGATGAGCGATTCAGCCTCAATCTGCGGCACGGGCATCTTGCCCGTTGGCCTTCCCACTCTCTTTGACCCGCTTCCAGGCGTGGGGAACTTGTCCCCGTCGCTCGTATCGGCAGATTTTGACAACTGTATCGCGCCTGATATTGAACATTCTTGAGAGGCGTCGATATCCGATTCCCTCTTCTTCGTGGAGGTATCTGAGCTGCTGGATAGTTTCTTCCGGGATCGTGGCATTGTGGTGAGTTGCGCCAATGCGGAAACCGCGCTCGTTGAGAGCGATTACTTTCGCTTCTTTGCGCGTGCTGGCAGGCTCTTGAAGCTCTTGGTTTTCTTGGCCCAGC